ATAATGCCTCCATCATTACGAAAAGCCGTTGCTGCTGCTATTGGTGGCGGAGCAATTGCTATAGCATCAGTGTTAATCACTGGCCCAAGTGGTAACGATGGTCTGGAAGGTGTCAGCTACATACCATACAAAGATATTGTTGGTGTATGGACTGTATGTCACGGGCATACAGGAAAAGACATCATGCTCGGTAAAACGTATACCAAAGCAGAATGCAAAGCCCTCCTGAATAAAGACCTTGCCACGGTCGCCAGACAAATTAACCCGTACATAAAAGTTGATATACCGGAAACAACGCGCGGCGCTCTTTACTCGTTCGTTTACAACGTGGGCGCTGGCAATTTCAGAACATCGACGCTTCTTCGCAAAATAAACCAGGGCGATATCAAAGGCGCATGTGATCAGCTACGTCGCTGGACATATGCTGGCGGTAAGCAATGGAAAGGTCTCATGACTCGTCGTGAGATTGAGCGTGAAATCTGTTTGTGGGGTCAGCAATGAACAGAGTAACCGCGATTATCTCCGCTCTGGTTATCTGCATCATCGTCTGCCTGTCATGGGCTGTTAATCATTACCGTGATAACGCCATTACCTACAAAGCCCAGCGCGACAAAAATGCCAGAGAACTGAAGCTGGCGAACGCGGCAATTACTGACATGCAGATGCGCCAGCGTGATGTTGCTGCACTGGATGAAAAATACACGAAGGAGTTAGCTAATGCGAAAGCTGAAAATGATGCTCTGCGTGATGATGTTGCCGCTGGTCGTCGTCGGTTGCACATCAAAGCAGTCTGTCAGTCAGTGCGTGAAGCCACCACCGCCTCCGGCGTGGATAATGCAGCCTCCCCCCGACTGGCAGACACCGCTGAACGGGATTATTTCACCCTCAGAGAGAGGCTGATCACTATGCAAAAACAACTGGAAGGAACCCAGAAGTATATTAATGAGCAGTGCAGATAGAGCTGCCCATATCGATGGGCAACTCATGCAATTATTGTGAGCAATACACACGCGCTTCCAGCGGAGTATAAATGCCTAAAGTAATAAAACCGAGCAATCCATTTACGAATGTTTGCTGGGTTTCTGTTTTAACAACATTTTCTGCGCCGCCACAAATTTTGGCTGCATCAACAGTTTTCTCCTGTCCAATTCCCGAAACGAAGAAGTGATGGGTGATGGTTTCCTTTGGTGTTACTGCTGTCGGTTTGTTTCCAACAGTAAACGTCTGTTGAGCACATCCTGTAATAAGCATTGCCAGAGCGGCAGAAAACAACATTTTTTTCATCTTATTATCCTGCATTGTTAAAAACGGCAGAATCCTATGTGACAACAATTAAACGATAGTTAAATGGATTGATGAAAATTAAAACTATATAGGTGGATGCTCAGCCTATTGGAGGAGGGGGGCACTCAGAATCCTGTGGAATGAAATAAACCGCTCTTTCTGTCCATTACCCTTTTAGCTGCGCTGTATCGTCGCCGTATTCCCGCATTAACCATGACCGTAGCCCGACGGGGAATTCCTTCTGCGTGAGGGGGCGGGAATAATCAAAAACGATGCACACCGGGTTTTACTGTGCTGACAGACGCAGGGTTACCCTCATAGTCGCTTTTCCGGTGCGATGGTGGAAGAAACCGGGATGTTTATTCATCATCACTCTGGATTGATGTATATGCTCTCTTTTCTGACGTTAGTCTCCGACGGCAGGCTTCAATGACCCAGGCTGAGAAATTCCCAGACCCTTTTTGCTCAAGAGCGATGTTAATTTGTTCAATCATTTGGTTAGGAAAGCGGATGTTGCGGGTTGTTGTTCTGCGGGTTCTGTTCTTCGTTGACATGAGGTTGCCCCGTATTCAGTGTCGCTGATTTGTATTGTCTGAAGTTGTTTTTACGTTAAGTTGATGCAGATCAATTAATACGATACCTGCGTCATAATTGATTATTTGACGTGGTTTGATGGCGTAGATGCACGTTGTGACACGTAGATGATAATTATTATCATTTTGCGGGTCCTTTCCGGCGATCCGACAGGTTACGGGGCGGCGACCTCGCGGGTTTTCGCTATTTATGAAAATTTTCCGGTTTAAGGCATTTCCGTTCTTCTTCGTCGTAACTTAATGTTTTTATTTAAAATACCCCCTGAAAAGAAAGGAAACGACAGGTGCTGAAAACGAGCTTTTGGGCCTCTGTCGTTTCCTTTCTCTGTTTTTGGCCGTGGAATGAACAATGGAAGTCAACAAAAAGCAGCTGGCTGACATTTTCGGTGCGAGTATCCGTACCATTCAGAACTGGCAGGAACAGGGAATGCCCGTTCTGCGAGGCGGTGGCAAGGGTAATGAGGTGCTTTATGACTCTGCCGCCGTTATAAGATGGTATGCCGAAAGGGATGCTGAAATTGAGAACGAAAAGCTGCGCCGGGAAGTTGAAGAACTGCGGCAGGCCAGCGAGACAGATCTCCAGCCAGGGACTATTGAGTACGAACGCCATCGACTTACGCGTGCGCAGGCCGACGCACAGGAGCTGAAAAATGCCAGAGACTCCGCTGAAGTGGTGGAAACCGCATTCTGTACTTTCGTGCTGTCGCGGATCGCAGGTGAAATTGCCAGTATTCTCGACGGGATCCCCCTGTCGGTGCAGCGGCGTTTTCCGGAACTGGAAAACCGACATGTTGATTTCCTGAAACGGGATATCATCAAAGCCATGAACAAAGCAGCCGCGCTGGATGAACTGATACCGGGGTTGCTGAGTGAATATATCGAACAGTCAGGTTAACAGGCTGCGGCATTTTGTCCGCGCCGGGCTTCGCTCACTGTTCAGGCCGGAGCCACAGACCGCCGTTGAATGGGCGGATGCTAATTACTATCTCCCGAAAGAATCCGCATACCAGGAAGGGCGCTGGGAAACACTGCCCTTTCAGCGGGCCATCATGAATGCGATGGGCAGCGACTATAACTGTTATTAATGAAAATCCGACAGCACAAGGATATCAGGCAATTGCTGTAAACACGAATGATGCTTACACCTGCCCGGCAGGTTCTTATACGACGATATCGTGTCTGACGAAAAGTGATAATTCCCGGTGTCGTGCAAGGTTCGGAAAAATGTCTGATAATGGTGCGTTTGTTTTTCATTCAGATGCAGTTCTGGATCCTGTTACGGGAAATGTTGTTCATGGAAATAATGTGACGGTGACGGCAGAAAGAGTCGGTGAATGGTGGTTGTTTACCGCCACTCTTTTTGCAGATGCGGAAATGATAATCAGCTCAAGATTTGAAATCCTGGCGATGCCTGGAATCAGTATTATCCCCAATGGCTCTACGTTAGATATTGCGATGCCTCAGGCGGAGATTGGGTCGTACAGGACGTCATTTATCATTACTGAAGGGGCTCCTGGCACTCGCTCCAGCGACATGGTGACAATACCTGTAAGAAACAATATTCACCGATTACCATTCAGTGCTCTTGTTGAAGTTAATAAAAACTGGGATATCCCTCCCAGCAAATCACCATTAATCTTTAATGTTAAAGATTATCAGGAAAATGGTCTGTTCACGCATGGATTCCGTGGTAATAATTTCTCTGATGCCGGTTCTCCTTTTATTTCTATGGGAGGGTGTAATAAATATGTGGCAACAACCCAGAGGAAAATCATTTCAGGCTTCCGTTGTGGCGCTGATGGAGATGTTCAGGCCGTATGTAATGGTGAATTATCTGTTGCGGCAAAAACAACATGGACTTCAATTGTTCCACGGGCAGTATTGCGAATTGGAGGGCAGGGCACTAATGGGGAGTATCATCTTTTTGGTCATATCCGTAATCTGCGTATCTGGCATAAAGAATTAACTGATGCGCAAATGGGGGAGAGTATTAAATGAAAGATTTAACACTCAAATTTGCAGACAGGGCCGACTTTTCGGCCTTTATGGAGAGTATTGGCTATTATGATGACGAGTCGATGCAGGATGATATTCTTATTGACGTGATAGGTAACGTGTACAAAGAAACCGGAGAACTGACTGAAGATGGCGAACCGGTATGTGTTAAGGAAGACGGATATTTTGTAAACGTGCGCATCATTAATGATGTAAAAAAATCGTCAATATTCGATAAATACGCGGTTGTTGTTGAGCATCAACTTCGTGGCTGGATGTGAGGGAGACAAATGGCTACATCGACAGTAATTCCAGGAGATATCACCACGCTAAAGGGAGATGTCAGTAAAACTAAGGAAGATATTTCCTCAATTAACGGAAAAGTATCAACGCTTCAGACTGATATGACCAGTGCAAAGCAGGATATCAGCACCAGATACACAAAAACTGAAGTTGATAATAAGCTGAAAAACAAACTGGAAGTGAACGATCTGGAAAGCGGTCGTTATGGTGGAGATTTTTACCCGTTGACTGGCCGTGAAGCGTTTTATATGTGGGGATTGGGCACGACTACAGCGGCGGCAAACCTTTATCTTAATCCTGACCCTGCAATTTCGTCTGTACTGCGGTCAACATCGTCTATTCGCTATAAACATTCAGTAGAGACGATAGATTCAGAGCACGCCGATCTCATTTTCAGGATGCGCCCTGTGTGGTACAGGTCGCAATGCGAAAATGACAGGCGTGACTGGGGATTCTACGGATTGATTGCCGAGGAAGTAGGAGAAATTGCCCCTCAGTTTGTACACTGGCGACCAGCTAACGAAGATGATGCTCCTGAAGCTATTTCCAGCAATGGCCTTGTTGCCGAAGGTGTAATGTACGAACGTCTGGTTGTTCCACTGATTCACCATATCCAGAAGCTGACTGAAAGAGTTGATGAACTTGAGTCAGAATTAAAGTTGTTATCCGTTTCCCGAAGCGATATCGGATAAAGGAGGAGTAATGGATATAACACCTTTCCTTCATGCGCTTTGTGCTGTGGCTGCGCAGCTACTGATTGGTCTTTTTACCGGGAACTGGGCTTACGGGGCGATAGCCGGTTGTACGTTCTTCATTGCGCGTGAACACACCCAGGCAGAATATCGCTGGATTGAAATGTTCGGGCATGGCAAGCGAATGAATATGCCGTGGTGGGGCGGTTTTGATCCGCGCGCGTGGGATGTGGCAAGCCTGATGGATTTTGCTGTGCCGGTGGTGGCGTGTCTGCTGATCTGGCTGTTGATCCGTTAAATATAAAAAGCCGCAGTAACTTGCCATGGCAGGATACTGCGGCTGGTTTGTGAGTTTAAATAGTGTGTTTATTGCGGTATATTTAAAGGACTTAATGGATTACATATCTATGATATTCCTGAGATATCCTCTTCAAGCTCTTTTACTGATTTCGCAATTTTAAATTTAAACTTCCTCTCTATTTCACTATTGCTAAGTTTTTTTTCCTTCTCTTTACCTATCCACATAGAAACAAGTTCTCGTTTCTGAGATATATGTAAATTATCAAAGTTAGGTATGTATTTAAAAGTCTCCGCTCTACCTCTGCGGAGTTCATAGAAAGTTTTAATCAAAGACTTTGGTTTTATTTCTGATGAAAGGCCGAATCGGCGGATAAGATTATTGATAGTATGATTAACAGAGCGAAGTTGAGCTGTTGAGGTTATTTGTGAGAAGTACGATACCCATCCCAATCGTTTACCTTCAAACACACATCCCGTAATTCTGAGATTTAGTTTCCACTGACAATATGCAACAGCTCGTTCTTTATCACGCTTACTTTTAGCTTGTAGTAGAGCGTGCCTGTATGCAGTAAAAATCCTTGCTAAAGATGACTCAAATCTAAGAATGCTCTCATGTTTTATCAATAATTCTCGATTTTCTATGTGGTATCCCAAAAAGTTAAAACTTTCATCCAAGCTGCCTACTTTGGATTTTGAGTTCTCTTCATTTAATGGATGTGGGTTTAAATTTAATGATTGAAGCTTATCAATGATATGAGAAGCTATTTTTGTTGCTTGATATTTTGGTGTTAAAATAAGAATGTCATCAACGTATCGCATGTACCATATGTCATGCATTTTATTGATTTCATCATCAAAATTAGATAGTGATATTTCAGCTAAAATGTTTGATATCGCTAATCCCTGAGGTACTCCTCTGGTATTATTCGGGATACCTTTGCTTCCTGTTGTTCCACTTACAGTAGGCACGATTAATGATGATGTTATTAACTGTCTAATTTCTTTTTTTCTAATTTTATTTTTTATTGCATTAATTATCAATTTATGTTCAATTGAAGGATAGAAACTTTTAAGATCTATTTTTGCATATTCAGCATAAAGACTGCTGTTTAATGCTTCTTTCAATGAGTCAATTACTGTATGTGGTAGTTTTAATCTGGAGTTAGGATATATTTCCGTAAGGCATTCACAGAGAGCTCTAAGAGTAATTCTGTCCCTAGCAGTTGGTATGGAAATCTGTCTGGGTGTAGAGTTAGCGCCTTTAGATATTAATTTTTCTTTATATGCTGTAAATTTGTAATTGCCAGAGTTAACCTTTTCAAAAATGAAAGCGATCTCATTTTTTATTGTCAAATCAAGTTTTGATGGGCGAATCCGATCTATGCCAATCGCTCCTGATTCTTTGATTTTTTCAGTGTATACTTTTAGAAGGTTTTTTTTCGAGAATGACTTTTTAAAAATTCTGCTTGCAGTCAT